ATTGAGCTGAGATTCTATCATCATCAGATTCATCAGCAGCCTTCCTAATCAGGTCTATCTTCTCTAAAGCATCTTTACCTGTAGCATCTAGACGTGTAGCTTTACCTGCTTTCTCACCTTTAGATACTTTTCTTAAAGTACCTGCACCTAAACCAGCAATAACCTCAGCTGTTTCGGTGCTTCCTTCTAAGACAGTTGCTAGTGTTGCCTTAGTTTTAGCGACAGTGTCTGCATCAGGGATAAGAGGATGTCTAGGTGTCACTTCCCCTTTAGGAGTAGGACCACCCATTTCTTTAGGCATACCCTTGTACATTAAACCAAGACCACCTAAGACACCGAAAGCTCCACCAAACTTAGCTCCAGCCCATACAGCTGAGCCTTTAACGTCTCCTTGTTCTAGTCCAGTATAAGCAGCCTCATAACCAGCACCTAATGCAGCACCAGTTCCGACACCAGTACCTACCTGAGCAAGACCTCTAAGAGCTTTAGACTCAATGCCAGCTAACTTAGCACTTACGTTATTAACAATTGTGGATAACTTCATACCTTTGTGAGCAACACCTAGTAGTTTAGCTATACCTAGGAAAGGTAAATCTTTAATAACTTCAGCTGTAACTACACCACCTGCGTAGCTAGGATTATCTTTAAACAAAGCAAGTAACTCAAGTAGACCTGCTTCTTCATCCCCGTCTACACCCCACCTATCATTGAATGATTTACCTCCCTCATCTATAACAGCATCTAAGTCACCTCCGAAGTTCTCATAGACATACTCTAAATCTTCTTCAAGTAAGTCTCTAGTTTCACCTATCTGACGATAAGCTTCTATACGTTTCTCTAGTTCTTTATGCCCATAGTCAATAGCATTACGTTGAACAAACCACTCTTTCTGGGAGTCATCGTCTGCAAACTTACTAAGCATGAGTCCAAATAAACCAGAAGTCCACCATGCTTCCTTACCTTCCCCAGTAGATAAATCATGACCACCAGTGAACCCTTCACCATAATCTAATTCAGTAGGCAGATAAGCTAACTCTAAGTTACGTTGAGCAGCCATAACCTCAGGGTCATAGCCAATATCTCTACTTAAAGGGTCAAAGCGTGTAGTCATTAGTAGTAGTTAGGGTTCTTCTTATATTTAGCAGCATTAGTATCAAAGATAGAGGTAGCTTGACCATGATACTCAGATAAAGCTTCTTCGTCTATTTTAGGAGTCAGGGCATTTATCTTACTATGTAGCTCAAGTTGTCTCTTTTTAAGCTCGGCATAGATAGCTTGGTTATTCTTAGGATTAGCTTGAGCTGCTAGACGTGCTATCTCAGGTAAGCTTTCAAGTTCCCTGACTAAGATTCTCTGCTGTGCTTCAGCTGTTTTAGGAATATCAAGCTTCTTATCTTGGGATAGAACACTATCAGCAGAAACACCGCCTTTACCAGCCTGTTTGCCTTTAAGAGCGTTAGTGGAGACGTAAGCTTCCCCTTTCGCTTTATAGGCAAGGTCGTAATCTTTCATCCAATCTTTCTTAATCTGATTCTTTATAGTGCCTGCACTAACTAAACTATTAAGGTACTTAATAATCTTAGTACGTGTATCTAAACCTTCAGGCTGCCCAGGTAGATTCTCGTTAGCATATAGAGTAGTGAAGTTCTTACCAACATCTAATCTCCACTCAGTTTTTAACTCAGGCTCGTTCAGTAAACCTCGTATCTTCAGCATATCACCAAAGTCTTTAGTTAACTGAGTAGCTAAGTCAGGCATACCAGCTTCTTTAAATGCTACGATAATGTTGTTTAAATCTTCCTGTGTCTCAGGCTCACCGAACTTAGCTTGAATCTCTTGAACTTTATCCATCTTCTGTTCTTGAGGTGTTCTTCCACCTAAGAGACTACCAGCAGCCGAACCTAGTTGACTACCCATCATACCCATCACAGATACAGCAGTTCTACCTTGCTGAGTGTTACCCATCATCTTGCCATAGTTCAAGTCTTCTTGACTCTTAGCATCTTGTATGTCGTAAATATTCATCATTCCCATAGCAGTCTCCTAAGATTGTGTATATAAACGAGTAGGTGGTCCACCGTACAGACCCATTGCATCTTTATATCCATAGCCTCCACCTACATTAGGATTGTTTCCCCATAAATCACCCCAGAAGTTCCGACCTTGACCTGCTCCTCCGAAGCTAGTAGAGCCTCCGCCCATGCCGCCTACCGCACTACCTAAACCACCCCAACCTGAGGCGTAAGCATCATACTTATCTTTAATAGCACCTGTTTTCATACCAGCTAACTGTCTTGCTAAGTCTCCAGAAATCTTACCTTGCGTCATACTCATCTTAGTATAATCCTGAGGAAGCTGACCTATACTGAACATACCTTGAACATCTTGGTCTCTTCTAGCACGAAGTCTATCCATTAGATTCTGTGACTGGTCAAAGGCTCCTACCTGTCTACTGTAATCTTTCATCTGCATACCGTAATCGAAATCACCCATAGCTTGTGAACCACCTGTAGTAGCGAGTCTGTTCTGAGACCTTAATCTATTCTCAACACCTAGTCGTTGTCTCATCTCTTGAGGTGCAAATAAAGAGCGTTGCTCATTGTAAAGCTTCATCTGAGCTTCTTCACCTGTACCCATAGCTTCTAGTTCATCAGCAGCCTTGCCTGAACTTATGCCGTACCTGTCATACAAATCTTGCATCTCAGGAGAAAGAGTCTCAGTCCAAGTCTTAGTGTCAGGGTCATAACTAGAACCACCGAACATACCTTGGTATGCACCAGGTTGTCCTCTATCCCATGCTTGATTAATAGCCTGTTGTTGTTGATTAAAACTCTTCTTAGCTGAACTAGCTGCTCCGAGTCCTCCTATTACTGCACCTGCTAAAGCCCACCAACTCATAATCTTTCTCCTTTAATTCGTTTCATTACGCTGTCCGTTTCCACATATAGACCACTACGTATGGCTGTAAGTTTTCATTACCTGTTAATTCAACACCTGCTGTGGTGCTTGTATATGTTTTAGTGCCTTGCTGTGAACCAGGCGCACCCTCAACATTAGTACCTTGGCTACTATAATTATAAGACATAGTAAAAGAGGTGTCGTGAGTATGTTCAGGTAATACTGCATCTTTGCGACCACCTGTCTCTTCAGAAGTATCAAAGTCTTCATCGGGAGTACCACTAGTATCTATACCAACTAATACTTTACCTACACCGAAAGTTACCCAAGTACCGAATCCCATTAAGGTAGCAACCTCAGCAGCTGTGGTAGCTAATGCAGAAGAGTCACTAACTGTAGTGAAGATGGAACCCAGCGGATATACAGCTTTCATTATGTCTATCTTAGTATCATGTCCTACTAAAGCTCTAGTTACATAAGCTGTGCTTGCAGCCACTGTAGTATTAGAACTAGCTGCCTCAGTTGTTACTGAGAAGGCTTCTGAATCAGCACCGTTTAAGTCAGCTTTAGTATTAATAGCTGTCTTAGCAGTTGTAAATTCTGTGTTAAAGACCAATTAATTGCGAGTGTGTAGTTAGCCATTATCTAATCTTCCCTTGTTTTGTTAATAAAGTTAAATTCTGTAAAGAAGCAACATATCCGTTAGTTTCAGCACTCATCTCAATCTGTAAATGTTTAGCTGACCCTGATAATGGAACATTGTATTCCTTTAATCCATAGAAAGGTGTGTACTTCGCAGGTAGAGACGAGCAAGTAGTAGGCTGGTCTGGAGTACCATAATCGTAATCTGTATTACAACCGAATAATGAAGTAGAAGCTCCGAATAAAGCTGGAGTTCCTCCTGTAGTAGGATTTAAAGTAAAGTTTAAAACCTTAACAGGAACAGAGCTGAAGTCCTTATACCACTTAACACCTACATAACTACCCGAACCACCATTAATAACTGCTTTGAGTTTCTTCAAAATAGAAGCCATAACACTATCACCTAAGTTAATCCAAGGTGTTTTAAATGCACCTGTGTAAGGATTATCTGAATAGTTCGAGCCGCCTGAGTAATCTTTATCGAAGTAACCCTCATAAGTAGCTATGCTTCCTTTCTGTTGTCCTACTAAGAAGCCTCTAGACTCTGTATATGCCAAGCTTGCTGGCTCTCTAGATGAATCGAAAGTCCAAGTAGTTACTCTAGGAGCATCATTAGGAGTTCTATGCTTCAAATCAAACACATAAGTAATGTTTAAGTCTACGAAGGATGCGAGATACACACCTTCATTCTCCACGTAGACAGCTTTAATATTAGGATTCTGTTGAATGTTCCTGATAATAGTATCTTTAATGTTGACAGATAAGTCCATCATCGGAAGATTCTCTTGCTGAGTAGTACGTGCTAAAGACCTTAGACCTGTAGAAGACATGAAGAATAAGTCATCACCTACCGATACTACCGAATCTCTAGAGACACAGCCTACTCCAGCGATAACTTCATCTGAGTACATGGTAGCAGGGTCTTCAGGATTAGTATAAATAACAATATTATGCTTACCGAATATCACTAACTTGCCATAGAAAGGAGCGATAGCTACAATCTCATCAGTACCCCAGACACCTTTAAGGTCAATTACACCAGCGTAAGTAGGGACTGAATAACACTTCTTATCTATCGAGTTCCAGAAATCTCCACCTGTTTCACAAGTTGATTGACTCTTATCTGCTACTTCAATAGAGCCTTGATTGAAATCAGTACCTATTAAAGTATCTGAGTAGTAGACTACATCTTTAGCTGAGCTAACTCCACCTACCCACATTCTTCCGTAGAAGCCCATGCCACATGAAGGATTCAAAGTTACACCTGTAGGAGCAGTGAAAGTAGTAGACCAAGCATCAGTTACTTGATTCTTTATGTAACGTAAAGGAGTGTGTCCTGCTTGCAAGGCGTACATATCACTATTGAACTCAATGAACTGCCAGTCAGAAGAAGAACCTGTAACAGTATGTGAAGTACCCCAAGGTGTATCAGGGTTAGCAAAGTCTACATCATAAATCTTAGTACCTATACTAGCGAATACTTTAGACACCGTACCGCCTTTGTATTCACCGATAGCTCCTATCTTAGCACCACCTGTAATAGCTAATACGTTCTGCTTTAATCCTTTTCTGAAAGATACTTGACCAGACTCTTTTAGAACTATATTAGAAGCACCAGTAAGCCAAGTAGTATCTAAGGATATAGGATTGTCTTGTGTGTTGAGTCCATTGACACCAACATCAGGGATAGGTTTGTAAGTTAAATTAACTGACATACCAATCGGTCTCGAATTGAGTATTACCACTGTCTAATAACACAGCTTGATTAATAGCTTCGGATACTTCCATAGCTATCACACCAGTATTAGTACCGCCATCTTCACCTCGCTCAGATACAGCTCTAGCCCACGCACCTAAGATAACTGGTTTATCGGGAAGCTTTAACTTTGTGGTAGCGACCTTTAGCTCATCTTGATATTTAACTATATCAAAAGCAATAGTTTGAACTAAGTCAGGTTTAGGTTCTAGGTCTACTTTAAGGTTGTTATCTGAGTCAGCACCACTGAAAGCATAGTACATAGGCTGACCTGAGTTCTCAGTAGGGTACATATTAGAGTTAATGTATTGTCTTGAGACTTGAATTAACTTTCCACCTGTTGCTCGGTTAGTTACATCAAGTAACTTAATCTCCTGCCCAGCACTTAGGTTGTAGTTTCTAGTACCATCTACAGTATTGATTACTGTAGTCTCACGTAGGACTAACCAGTCGTGATATGATTCTACGTTACGTTTTGAGTCGTTAATCAGTGAGCCAATAACTTTCTGATAGTCGGTTACTGTTGAGCTGTCATTGATATTACCCGACCAGTCGGTAGCAATGGTGTCTTCTCTCAACCTGATTAGGACTTCGTTAATAAGTTCTCTAAAGGTCATAGGAA